TCCCTGCTCCAGCCATACCATATACCAAGATTTTTGCACCTTGATCCTGGACCAGCTTTTGCGGAGATACAATTCTATTTGATAATTCCATTTCTCAATCTCCTTTAAATTAAAATTAACTTGCATATTATATACTAGATAGATACAATATGTAAAACTTATTTTTACAATATGTTGACAAGGAGAAGTAATGGACAATATAGATAAAGAAACCCACACCTGGCAGGCTAATTATTATTTTAGGACAAAGACATTAGCAACAAGAAAACTTAAGGAATTTGAAACCATGGGAATAAAACCAAATCATACTGATAGAAAGGTTAAGAAGTATACCCTTAGAGATTACATTGAGTTCTTAGGACAGAAGGAAGCTGCAAAACAGTTTGGATGTTCTGAGGCTTCTTGCAAGTCTTGGAGGTATGGGTATCGACAACCGACAATAAACCAAGCAAAGCAAATCATACGAGCAACTGATGGTAGATTAGATTATGAGTCTATTTATGGACCTATAGCTGAAATACTAGAAACAGAAGCTTAATGTGTTTGAGCTAAATATAACTGAGGATAATTCTTCCTTAGAGCAAGCACTCGCCTATTATGATGAAGGCTACAATGTTGTGCCCTTGCAAAGGTCAAACAAAAAGCCACCATCTTTTCTTGGTAGTTGGGAACAATATAAAGAAACACGGCCATCGAGAGAGTTAGTAGAGTCTTGGTTTAAAGGTAGAGACAACCTAGTCGTTGCACTAGTTTGTGGTAAGTTTGTCGTTGTAGACGCAGACTCACCAGAGGCTATGGATTGGGTTGAGAAGAATCTACCAGCCTGTCCTTACAAAGTTATTACAGGTAAGGGTATGCACTATTACTACAATAACCCAGAGAACTATACGACTTTTGCTACAAGAAGAACTGCTGAAACACCTATAGAACGCTTAATAGATATACGGGGTGTTGGCGGATTAATAATAGCACCATACAACAGACACGCTAATGGTCAGGTATATAAGCCTGTAACCTTTCCAGATTGGAAGATCTATGACCATAGTGATTTACCAGACTTTACAGAGGTTGAGTTTCAAAAAATAACTGGTGTTCCTAAAACTGATACAGGTGTTCAAACTGCACCCTTCTCACTAGATGGTGTATTAGAAGGATCCAGGAACGATCAAGCTGCACGTATTGCAGGGTATCTTATATCTAAGAATGTAAACTTAGAGTTCGTTAGGATCTTCCTTCAAAACTGGAATACCAACAATAACCCACCCTTACCACAATCAGAGATAGATGGCGTAGTAGAAAGCGTCAAGAACACACACGATAGAAAGAATCAGTTAGCACCATTATTTACCCAAGTTACAGAAACCATACAAAAACCAAAAGATCTATTCAATCCTCCAGGCCTGCTTAAAGATATGTTTAAGTTTTGTGAAGAGATAGCACAAGTGCCACAGCCTGAACTATCACTTGTAGGTGCATTAGCCCTAGCTAGTGTTACCTGTGGACGTATCTATAGAACCAATATGAATAACTTTTCTTCTATGTATTTCATGGGTATCGCTAAGTCAGGTCAAGGTAAAGAAAATATAAAAACATTTGTAGAGTCAGTATTAAACGCATCTGATTATGAAAAGCTTGTTGTAGGTGATGGTTATACATCAAGTGGTGCTGTTCACTCGGTATTAAAGATGCGTCCAACACAGATAACCATTATGGATGAATTTGGTAAAAGATTAGAGGCTATAAGTAATTCAGGTAATACCAATAAAGAGGATGGTATACAAACACTCATGGAAGCCTGGGGTCGTTGTCATGGCACATTAAGACCTGATAACTACTCTTTAATGAATGTTCAAGAACAATATAAAGAAATGATGATGAGCCGTGTTACCCATAAACCAGCTATAACATTGGTTGGCTTATCAGTTCCTAAAAACTTTTATAGTGCGTTAAATGGTGGCAGGATTGCAGACGGGTTCCTAAACCGCTTTGTAGTCGTTGAATCAACTGAGCCAAGGAGAGTGGGTGAACTCAAAAGATTCAAATCGCCACCAACCTCTATAGTCAACTGGGTCAACTACATAAGAAGACCCAGAGGAACTATGAGTGATTTATCTAGGGACAATGCAGAAATGGATCTAGATCAGATTGTATTAGACTTTGATAGGGAGTCTGAAGAAATACTACAAGACTTTGCAAGAGAAATAATTAAAAGACAAGATATATTAGAAAAAGATAACCTAGAGCCTCTTCTAAGCCGTTCTAAGGAGAAAGCAATGCGTTTATCGTTGTTATGCACTCTTGCCTCTAATGCTGACGCTAAGATGATTACAGGAGATGTAACAAAGTGGGCTGTAGACTTTATTAGATATTATGACCTGTTATTCATAGAAGCTTGTAGAGATAAGGTGGCTAGTAGTGCAACTGAATCTAAGATCAAGCAAGTATTATCCTTTATTAGATCCAGGAATGGAGAGGGTATATCTAAACGTGAAGTAGATAGACATGAGCTCTTTCGTAGTATGAAGTCTTATGAGGTTAAAGAAATTATTGAAAGACTTAAGAATGCAGGAGAGATACAAGAGGTTGAGATAAAGATAGGTGGTAAAGGAAGACCTGCTAAACGCTTTGTAGCTGTAGATCCAAACTTCTTTGCTGATTAAAGTATAGGTCTACCAGCTACCTGTTCTGCAAAATCTAATCTTTCTTGCGATAAAGGATCTGTCGGTGTCTGTGGTGTTTGCACTGGTGCTATCTGTGGTAGTCCTGGTTGTGTAATGAGTGGTGCTAATACTCTTTCTCTTAGTTCCTGGAATGTTGACGCACCTTCTTGTGTTGCACCAGATACATCATCACCTGTAATACCAACAGCCGTTGCACTAGCACCTAGTCCAGCATCAACTAATCCTGTTAGTTCTTCTGTAAATGGTACGAGTTCACCATCAATAAATCTTACACCTGCTTGTCTTGCTGCTGTATTAAATATCTTCATGGCTTGTGCTATAGATCCTTGATCAGTTTTTGACATAAGACTTACAAAAGTTCTGTTAGTAAATAAAGCTCTTACAATAGCTAAACTAGTTAATATAGGTAAGGTAGATAAAGGATTAAATACAACACTAGCTGCAATACCTGCAGCAACAAGACCACCAGCTCCACCACTTCTACCAGATTCACCAATAGTTAATACGTCTATTTCTTTTTGGAAGTTACGCAAACCTTTTGCTATATCTCTGCCAAACATAGCTTCTAGTGTTTCATCACCGTATGAGTCTAGTGCAGTCTTAAGGTTTTGATGTTTAAATAAATCAGTAATTTTACCTTTACCATTGAAGTCAATAGACTTAGATAAAAGCTTTTGCATACTAGCTTGTTGTATGTTGTTAAACACATCAGGGCTAACTGTAGCTTTTAATCTTTCAATATTACCTGCTGAACCAGGTCTAAAGATACTATTAACTGTTTCTTCTATACCTCTTTCAGGTAATTGAGATATGGCTCTGTTTGCTTCAAACTTGGCTCTCTCGTCAGAGGCTTCAGCTAATTCTTTCAATCCTTTAATAAACGCCTGGCCTTGTTGATTTGCATTTAAACCTTGACTAGCATTCTTAGTAGTAAAGTCATTTACAAGGTTTTTAAGTGCTTGTGGTTTAAGATTTGGACTAATCATGTTTAATTGATCAATCGTTTCTTTTACAAGCTTGCCAGAGGTTTGACCTGTAGTTGAGTCGGTAAAAAGTGAGTCAAACTTACCAACATTTTCCATGTCAAACTTTTTAATCTGTCTTGCAAACTCTGTAAAGTTTACATCTGTTAAACCATCTTTTGTTGCACTTTGAAAAGCATCTGCAAAAAGTCTTTGTTTTAGTTGTGCTTTTAGTGCATTCTCTGTAGTTATAAATTTACCTGCATCATCTGTACTTGCTTTACCAATTCTCTGAAGATAAAGATCATATTCACGTAATGCTTCAAAAACATTATCAAGCTGTGTTTTAGTTCCTTTGAGTATTGCATCTGAATAAACTCTGTCTGCGTTAATAGATCCTTTCTTTGCATTGGATATAAGTTTTTCCATTTGCAAAGTATCAAAAGGTTGCATCCTTTCAAAATGTAGTTTATTTGCGTCTCTAAGGTCTGATACGGCTCTTTTAATTAAAATGTCGTCTTCAGGTCTAAGTCTTAAACCATCTCTTGCTAAAGCTTCTTTAATTAACTTTGTACCGTCTCTTTCTAGTTCCGTAAGTATACTGTCACCATTATTAAGACTTCTACCGTTTACCATATTGTAGTCATCAAGTGTTCTCATAACATCTGTAAGTAACTTTCTTTCATGGGATGTTCCAATAACTTCTGTAGTAAAGTCCCTAATATTACTAATATCGTTTCTTATTTCTTGTAAGCTTATTCCAGGTCCAT